TTCTAGATAAAGACAATATAGCTTTAGTTCTTTTAGCTCCCGGATTTTTTATTGTTGTGGACTCGTCTACCGCTACCATCGCACTGTGACAATTTAAAAATTTTTTAGCAAATTCTAAACCTTTTTTAGTTGAAAATGCTTCTACATTCATAATTAAAATACGTAAATCTACACCTGCTCTGAATAAGGTATCTAATTTGGATTGTTGTTTTTGATTGATGAGCGCTTGCCACAAAACGGTCTTTTTTTGAACATGATCTACCATATGAGTAGGTATTTCAGAATCATACCATGTTTTAACAACGCCTTTCGGTGCTATAATTAAAGCAGCGTTGATTTTGCCTTTATCATAAAGCATAGAAATATTGTCTATAAGTACTTTAGATTTACCGGTACCCATTTCCATGAAATAGGCAAATACTTCCTTATTCCACGACATTTCTAACGCTTTTAATTGATGCGCGTATGGCTTTGTTTTAAATTTATAACTTATCATTTTTTTCTTTTTTCTTTCTTGACTTCTTATATAATATGTTTATATCTTTTGTCAAGAAAGTAATTATGGAAAAAGAAAGTACAGTTTATGTATTACAAGAATTACCAGGAACACGATTAGGGCGACCTAAGTATAATATTATTGGCGCTCAAAAATATGGTAAATTGAAAGTTCTTCTTAAAGAAGATACTCAAATTATTATGAGTCCTGGTCCTATTATATTTGAGTTAAGACGTTTACTAAAAGATTACACGTCTGACGATTATTTACTTTTATCTGGCGATCCATCTGTAATTGGGATTGCCGTTGCAATTGTATCTGATATAAATAGCGGCAGATTTAATTTATTAAAATGGGACCGACAAGAGAAAGTATATTATCCATTAGAAATAGATTTGTACGAGAAAGGGAAAATAGATGAGTAAACTAGAAGAAATAAAAGTTTTAAAAGACACAATTAAATATTTTAATTCACAAATTGAACCTCATGATTGTGGCTGGATGTATACAACAATTGATGGATTAAAACATCGTATCAAAGTTCTAAGAAAAGAAATGAAAAAGAATCAGCCCAAGGAAACTTGGATCGAGGGCTATAACAAACATAAAAAAGACTATGACAAATGGAAAAAGGAAAGGTGCCCTCATAATTAATGTATGACAAACAATACTATAAAAACTGGTATGAAAAAACTAAACCTCAAAGAAACATTTGGCAAAGAGAATATTATCAAAAGCATAAAGAACATATGCTTAAAATGCATAAGGATTGGGCGAAAAGAAATGTGGATCAAGCCGGTTCTGTCTGGAGGAAATATGGCCGCTGGTCTAGGATCAGGAATCCTAACATCGATAAAGAATATTATGTACAACATCGAGAACAGATTCTTGAAAAGAAACGTCAGAAATATAGAAGGGAGAATAACATGCTAACAGATAGAGATCATGACTGGTTACAAACGGCGACTGATGAAGAGCTCGAAGAAATGTGGGCCGAAGAGCAAAAGATAGAAGTTGAAGAAGAGGAACGCTCCATGGCTGAAGCTGAAGAACAGGAAATTGAACGTCAGATTGAAGAGGAACAGATTCGAAAAGCTGAAGACGAGGAAGAAGACAGAATGATCGAACAACAGATTGAAGACGAACAAATTCGACAGGCCGAAAAAGAGGAAGAAAATGCACCCCGATGAACAGATTATGGCTCTAAAAGAAACCATCCAATGGTTTAAGAAACAGATTGAGCCTCATGACTGTGGCTGGATGTATACGACGATCGATGGACTAAAACATCGAATAAAAATTTTAAAAAATGAAATCAAAGAACAACTGCCTCAAGAGACCTGGGCTGAGGGGTACGCTAAATGGAAAGCGGAACGCTGTCCCCATAACTAATGAAAGACATGAATTATAAAATTGGAGAAGAAGAGGACACGCAAAAGGTCTATGATGAGTTCTTCGAACATGCGATGCACCTGTTGAATGATCATCAGGCGCCGGTCGAGCTGATTGCTGGAACGATGATGGCGATTGCGCAACGACTCTATAAGACTCAGTTGAATGATGACGAGTATAGGGAAATAATGGAGGTCATTAAGAACGCTCCAGTAAAGCCTTATGAAAAAACGAAAGTGAGGATACATTGAAAAAACGTAAACGAGCTAGAACGAAGAAGGGCCGTTACAAAGGAGATGATAAGAGCACTCCCTTTTGGAACGAAGCCTGGGTGAAGGGACGTTCTCCTAAAGGGAAAGGTCGACTCCAAAGATTTTTAGATTGGTTTCTCAAGTAATGGATGATGTCTCTTTTGGAGGAATCTCAGAGGACATGTATAATATATGGAAGGAGGATTTAATGGCTAAAAAGAAAAAAGTTAAAGCGAAGAAAAAAACTAAAAAGAAAAAGACTAAAAAAACTAAAAAAAGAAGATAATGAAACGACTCGAAAGATATAAGTATCACCAGGTTCAAAGGTCCGATGGGAGGGAACGGACGTATGACGTAAAGGGGATGAGACTCCCCAGCGTCACGACTATTTTATCACGGACCAAGGACCAGGGATTTCTTAGAAAGTGGAGAGCGAAGGTAGGAGAAGAGAAGGCTGAGGCCATTAAGAATCTCTCATCGAAGCGAGGAACAGCCATGCACAAGTTCATTGAAGCTTATATTCTAGGGAAGGGGTATGAGGATCTTACGTCATTGGGCCAACAAGCTAAATCCATGGCTCAAAAGCTTATTGATAATGCTCTACTACCCATTGATGAATATTTTGGTAGTGAAGTGACGCTTTATTACCCGGGCCTTTATGCAGGGACCACGGATCTTGTTTGTAAGCACAATGACATGGAGACCGTAGTAGACTTCAAGCAAGCCAACAGTCCTAAACGCAAAGAATGGGTGGACGATTATTACTTGCAAATTGCAGCATATGCCATGGCCCATGACTACGTACACGGCAGTAAGATTAGGCAAGGAATCATAATGATATGCACGCCGGATCTATACCTACAAGAATTTAGATTTCAAGATGAAGAGTTAAGACAGTGGAAGCACAAGTTTTTAGCACGACTCAATGAGTATTATGAAATAATAAGAGAACCAAAGATTGACACCCAGGAATTATTAAAAGAATTTGAGGAGGATAAACGATGAGAGAAAGAATCTACAAAGCATTAGTGCACCGGTATACTTCCGAAATAGAAGATGCATTACTGAAAATAGATATGCTTATGGTTAATAATAGCAACCATGCTGTTATGGTAGGTCATTCCGATATAACGGGAGAGATCAATAAGTACCTAGCCAGAGCTGCAAGCGCTAGTGAGCGCCTAAGTCTATTAAAGAAATATTACAGTACAAATTAGTCAATTGTGGCAAGAATGTGTCCGAAATGTGGCGACAAAAAGACGTCGTAGAGCCAAAAAAAGTGTCGTGGAAGCCTCAAAAGTGTCGTGGAAATGACTTAGAGTATAGGAGACCAAAGGAAGATGCATCAGGTTAAGGTGTTTCCACGACACTTTTTAAGAGCTACGACCCCTCTACGACCCCTCTACGACACTTTTGAGATGGCCTATAAGCACTGGTATATATAGCATACTTGTAGTCTACGACCCCTACGACCCCTAAATCACGTTTTTTTTGGAAAAGGGTTTTTGGAAAAAATTATTTCAAATAAGTGTCGTAGGGGTCGTGACACATTTTCGCCACAATTGAGTCGGCTAAAGGGATAGGTTATAAGGTTTTATGTATAAGAGAAAAAAGTCTAAATATCGCCACGTTGTCATCAATAAGAAGAAATTTTACTTCTGTAAGATATCCTGGGTTGACATCACTTCGGATGGAGGTCATGCTACGGCTGATGAGTTCGATAAGTTTGAATGCTCAAAACTTATTAGCTTCGCCTATATCTACAAGAGAACGAAGAAATTCATTTGGACTTTTGCTAGTTATGACGAGAAGGATGAGGCTTACTCGGATCGGAATATCTACCCTACAGGATGTATAACTGGAATAGAAAGATTAAATGTGGAATCCAGATAACTTATTTATTATTGGGATGGTGCTGTTTTTGGTGGGCTGTCTTTACTTTCTAACTTTGATTCCTCATTAGATGTCGGATTGGCAGCAGTATTTTCTGGTTCTTTTTCTTTTGTCTCTTCTTTGGTTCCTAATGGTTTTTGGTCCAACAATGCAGCTTCGGGGGTAACATTTAAAATCGGTGCGTAATCGTCTAAAATTTGTTTCATTTTGGCTTCTAGCTCTAGCTCTGACATATCTTCTAGTTTCCCATGCTTTATTATTTTTCGTTCTATGTATAATCCTGCTGCCTTGCCTCGATTTGTTTCTGCGTTTACTGCAGAGGAGAAACTCCCTTTTTTTAAAGCGAGTTCTTTTATCCGAGAAAGTTCAGCCACATGTTCATCATAACTCACGGCGAATTTCTTAAGTCTTTCTTCTTTAAGTTTACCCACATATTGTACTACTAAGGGACTGAGTCTAGGATTCATAAGTTCTGATCCTTCTGATCTTGCCCTTTTAGTGCTGTAGCCAGCCGCTATGGCTGCTTCACCCTGAGTCATAGGACCATCGACTCCTCCGAATACTATAAACTCGGCGAATCTCATTTGCATTTCAGTTAATCTTTTAGGAACTCCCATATTTGACAATTTAAGGTAACATTGATAAAAAGTCAATATGAAGAAAGAAAAAACAATGCATGAGTTAGTGAAAGAATTTCCCAATAAAAGCTATAGGGAACTAGAGATCTATAGGGAGAAGGATCGTCAGCAAGAAGCTGGGG